CCTAATTTCCGTCGTCAAGTAAATCGTATTGAAAAGTCATTTACAGGTGTAGATGATGCTAAATCTAAAAAGCTTGATCCGCTTGATCTGACTGGCTATTCTCTTTTTCAAATTGTTCAGCCACCATACAATGTTCTATACTTAGCACAACTTTATGATATTTCTCCATATCATCACTCTGCTGTAAATGCTAAGGCAGCAAACGTCATTGGATTAGGCTATAAGTTTGATAATACTTGGGCAACATCTTCAAAGATTGAATCTGTTATGGAAACTCCAAAAAAGCTTGATAAATTACGTTCAAAAATTGAAGGGATGAAAGAAGAACTTCGTACCTTCTTAGAATCTCTTAACTCAGATGATTCATTTACAGAAACGATGAAAAAGATTTATGTTGATTTAGAATCAACTGGTAATGGATATCTTGAAGTTGGTCGTACATCAACTGGTAAGATTGGTTACATTGGACATATTCCAGCAACTACTATGCGTATCCGTCGTCACCGTGATGGTTTTGTGCAGGTTGTATACAATCGTTACACATTTTTTAGAAATTTTGGAGACACAGAAACTCCAGATCAAATCGGTACAGATCCACAGCCAAACGAAGTAATTCACTTTAAGATTTTTACACCATCAAATACATATTATGGTGTACCAGATATTTTGTCTGCAAAAAATGCAGTTGCAGGTGACGAATTTGCACAACGCTTCAACTTAGATTATTTTGAAAATAAAGCTGTTCCAAGATATATCATTGTTGTTAAAGGTGCAAAGCTTACCGCTGATGCAGAGCGTAAATTGCTTGAATTTTTTCAAACAGGACTCAAGGGTAGAAACCATAGAACACTTTACATTCCTCTCCCATCTGATGGAGAGCAAGGTCGTGTAGAGTTTGAGATGAAGCCTGTAGAGGCGGGAGTTCAAGATTCTTCATTCAAGAACTATGCAGTAGAAAACAGAGATCGTATTCTTATTGCTCACCGTGTTCCAGTTTCAAAGATAGGTATGCCACAAGGCGTTTCTTTGGCAAATGCTAAAGATGCTGATAAAACATTTAAAGAACAAGTTTGTCGTCCACGTCAAGAAGAGCTTGAATTTAAAATTAATCTTATTATAAGAGAGCTTACAGACGCTTTTGTACTACGATTTAATGAACTTGCATTGACAGATGAAGAAACTCAGTCAAGAATTGATGATCGTTATATTAAAGATCAAGTTATTGTTCCTAATGAAATTCGTGCTCGTAAGGGACTTGCTCCCCTTCCAGGAGGTGATGCTGTTGTTGTTTTAAATCCTAAAGCAATGCAAGATGCAGCATCAGATGCAAGTGGTAACAAAACTCGTGATCAAAATAGAACAATAAATGCTCCTGATAAAATGGGAACCGCTCGGAACGCAAAGGGCGAGGGTCCACAAGAAGGTAACTAAAAATGGCAACAGCACTAGATGTACTAAATGTTGCAAGAATGCAAATAGGTTTTCATGAAGGTGCAAGTAATGAAAATCCATATGGCGACTGGTACGGAATACCTAATGCTCCATATTGTGCAATGGGTGTATCATGGTGCTTTGCTCAAGTTGGCTTATCTCATCTGATTGCTGCACAAACCCCAAAAGGATTTTCTTATAATCCAGCAGCACTACCTTGGTTTCAAAGACAAGGTTTAGTAGTTAATAAAATGTCTATGCAAATGGGCGATTTGGTTTTCTACGATTGGAACTCCGATGGTGTTGTAGATCACGTAGAAATATGTGAAGCAGCTAGTCCTGGTGGATTTACAACAATTGGTTTTAATACTGGTAGTCCAAATGATCCAACAAAAGAAGGGTGCTGGAGAGTTCACAGAAATTATCTTTTTGTTATGGCTGTTGTAAGACCTAAATATCCAGTTCCATTAAAACCAACAACATCTGTTGCTACAAGTAAAAAAGCAACAGCTGGAGTCGCAGCAGGTGCTACGGCACTGACTGGCGGTATGCTAGTAACTCACCCTGGAACAACAAATGGCACTACTGTTACTTCTCCAAGTACAACAGTTTTTGTAGCTCCCCCATTTCCTTCTTCTCAAACTTCATTTGCATTAGGTCAAACAAATGATGCTGTTTTGACAGTTCAAAAAGCTTTAGAAAAAGCAGGGCTTCTGCCGAAAGCTTATGACACTGGAACTATGAATTTTCAAACAGAATCAGCACTGGTTAAGTATGAAAAGAAACAAGGTGTTACTGTAGCAAAGAATACTGTGCCTCAGATAATTTATGATAAATTAAAAGGCACATTATGAGTTTAAAACATCATTTTAAATTTCAAATTTTTGATGCAAAGCAGCTTATGATAGCTTCTACAGGAGCATTCAGCACCTGGGCTGCAACAGGATTTCAGCGTGATTTGCCACATATCGGGTATGTTTTGGTCGGGTTCATAACTGGAGGGCTGGTATCTCATAACTCTATGAATAGCCCTAATGTGTTGCCAGACTCTCATATTCAAACTCCTTATGTAAATAACATAAATGACGGGGATAAAGGTGTTCCAGAAAAAACTCCAGAAGCCTACCAACCAGAAGGCACAGATGTAAGAAAGGTGATAAAAATAAATAGTGGAATTATAAAATAGTTTGTGAAAATTATGCGTTATTTATAAATACTGCTATTATTTATTTACATATGGATATTCAAAAAACGTATTGGCAAAACAGCGAGAATTCAATGGCTCTCCATTTCCCTATTACAAAGGTTAACAGAGAGAAAAGAACCGTATCTGGCTGGGCATCGTTAGATAATGTTGATCGTCATGGAGATATTGTAACTAAAGATGCAAATAAAAAAGCATTTGGTAATTTTAGAAAAAATATTCGTGAAATGCATGGTCCTGTTGCTGTTGGTAAAATGGTTAATTTTAAAGAAGATACATTTTTTGATCCAGAGACACAAAAGAGATATAATGGAATTTATGTAACTGCTTATATTTCAAAAGGTGCTCAAGATGCCTGGGAAAAGTGCCTAGATGGAACTTACTCAGGTTTTTCTATTGGTGGAAACATTAATGATGCAAAAATGGAAAAAGTTGATGGAGATAATGAAACTCGTAGAGTTATTCATGATTATGATTTACACGAACTTTCACTTGTAGATTCTCCAGCAAATCAATTAGCTAATTTTATGTCTATTGAAAAAAATACAGATGGCTCTTCTTTTATTAAAGGAATGATAGCAGATGTAATAACAGAAAATGTTTTTTGGTGTAAAGAAGATGAAGTAGCATCAACATCAGAGCACACAACAAAAAATTGTGTTGTATGCGAAGATCCAATGATTAATATTGGATGGGTTGAACAAAAGGATATTGAAAAATTTGAAGCAATTGAAAAAGTAATTGATTCTTATTTTAAGAAAGATGATGCTCCAACATCCGATCACACTGCTGGCGAGACAGCAGCACCAGGTTTGGCAGGTAATGTAATTGCTAGTGATACTTCAATTAATCTTTATCCTGATCAAAATACAAAGTCAAAGATCACTTTAAGTGACGGGCTTAAAAAGAGTGATGATATTTCACTCAACGAAGGAGGTAACAAAATGGCAGAAGATACAAATGCAGAAGTTGCAGAAGTTGCAGCAGATGTAGAGACTCCAGCCGAAGAAGTTTCAACTGTTGAGGCTACTGCAGAAGATACCAGCATTGAAAAGGCTGCATCAATTTCTGAAGTTGAAGATACTCTTGATTTTGAGAAGGCACTCGGCAACCTGAAGACCTTCCTAGGTGAGTCTATTGAAAAGAACTATTCTCTACAATCTGCAACAATCGCAGATCTCAAGAAAGTTGTTGACGCAACTAATGGTGAGCTTGCAAAGATTAATTCTTCACATGAGGATTTGAAGAAAGCTTATGCAGAGCTTCTAGAGAAAAATGAAACACTAACAAAGACAGTTGAGGATCTTGGTGGCAAGATTGAATATGTTGACCATCAGCTCAAGGGATTTGAATCCGCAACTGCAGTACAGAAGTCCGTTGGGGTTTCCGCTCCATCGGGTCAAAAACCAAAACAAAGTATATGGCAAGGTGCTTTCCTCAGTGCTTCAGATATATAAAAAATACAGAAAAAATAAGGTGGTGAAATAATAAATGAGTAATGAACTTCTACAAAAAGTAATTGATACAACGAACCTCGGTTCTTCAGCAGTCAATGCTTCCGCTGATTCCTCTACCCTTTCAGGTAATGGTCTCCTATATCCAGATCAGGCTAATCGCTTCTTGGATTACATGTGGGATGCAACAATTCTTGCTAAGACAGCCCGCACGATTCGTATGCGTTCAAACACAACCGAGATTGATCGTGTTGCAGTTGGACAACGTATCATGACAGTTGCACAAGAAGAGAATCCACGTGATTTCGTGGCAGCTACTGGTACATATTCTAACGCTAATGGAACAACTTTCACAGCACAGAATGCAACCTTTAACAAGGTCTCTCTTACAACTCGTAAACTCCGTCTTGACTGGGAACTTTCAGCAGAATCTCTTGAAGATAATATTGAAGGTCCAGATCTAGAGGATCACATTGCGCGTCTTATGGCTACCCAGGCTGGTAACGATATTGAGGATACCCTTATTAACGGTACTGGAACTGGTTCAGGCTTGATGTCAGCATTTGCAGGTTTCCGTCAATTGGCTCTTAGCAACGCTCACGTTGTTGATGCAGCTGGTTATGGACTTGACAAAACAATTTTCAACCAGGCTATTAAGACAATGCCTCGTAAGTACAAGCAACGTCGTAACCAACTCCGATTCTTCACAGGATCTAACTTGGTTCAAGACTATCTCTTTAATCTTACATCCATGACAAGTGGTGGCTTCAATCCGTTTGATATCGCTTCAGGTATCCTACGTGGTGATGTTGCTGCTAACGATGGTGGCCCAGGTACAACAACTCCATTTGCATTCGGTATCCCTGTTATCAACGTTCCGTTGATCAACGAGACACAGACCTACAATGGTAGTGCAAATACAGGTGATCTTCACTTGACATTCCCGCAAAACTTTATCATTGGTATCAAGCGTGATGTAACAGTCTACCGCTTGTTCCAACCAAAGAAAGATACAATTGAATATACACTATTCATTCGTGTCGGTTGCGTAATGGAAAACTACGATGCACACGTTATCGTTAAGAACATTGCTGTTGCAGGTTCTGTAATGACTTCAAATTCATTCGGATCAGCTACAAACGGTTCTGGTATTACTGGTGGAGCTAACGCTGCGCCTTATACCGATACATACTAATATTAATTAGTTGCAAGGCGGGGGACTAGCGATAGTCCCCTTAGCCATTTAATGATATAATTAACAATGACGAGAGGAAGTCAAATGTCATTTACAGATCTAAAAGTTACAGAATTAAGAAAAGTAGCAGAAGCTTTTGCTATTGATGTATCAGGACTTAAATCTAAGCCTAAGATTATCGCTGCAATTGAAGAAGAAGGAATTACCTATCAAATGTATTCTAAGTTTGATAGTACACAAAAGGAAGAAATTAAAGTTCCAGAAGCTGAAAAGCAAAAGAGAGAAAAGAAAATTATGAACACAGCAAATCAAGTGCTTGTAAAAATGGAAAGAAATAATCATTCTTTTCAAATAGGAGAGTATGTATTTACTGCAGAGCATCCATTTATTGCTATGTCAGAAACAGAAGCTCAAAGAATTTTTGATTCAGAGTTTGGTTTCCGTATTGCAACTCCACGTGAAGCTCAGGAGTATTACGCTTAAAAAATAAATAGGGGGTGTCGTGAGTGCAAACAATCAACACAAATAGCCAGGCAAAAATATATTTACAGGTATACGATAACGGCGTGTTATCACAAGCTGATTCTTTACCGACTTTATCTATCTTT